CACGAATGGAGCAGAAGCCACGCCGATCACAAGCATCACGGACGACGGCAATGGCAATCTGACAATCAATACTGCATCGGCCAGCTACGGGCCGTTTGCACTTAAAGGCCCGCAAGGGCCAGCCGGTGCCGATGGAACCAATGGCAACGATGGCACGAATGGAGCAGATGCCACGCCGATCACAAGCATCTTAGACGACGGCAGCGGCAATCTGACGATCTACACGGCATCGGCGAGCTACGGGCCATTCGCGCTCAAAGGCCCGCAAGGGCCAGCCGGTGCCGATGGAACCAATGGCAACGAAGGTCCGCAAGGTTCGCAAGGTCCACAAGGCAACGAAGGCCCGCAGGGTCCGCAGGGTCCGCAGGGGCCAGCAGGAGCCGAAGCCACTCCGATTACGAGCATCACGGACGACGGCAATGGTAACCTGACGATCTACACTGCATCGGCGAGCTACGGGCCGTTCGCGCTCAAAGGACCGCAAGGCCAAGCCGGTGCCGACGGAACCAATGGCAATGATGGCACGAATGGAGCAGATGCCACGCCGATCACGAGCATCATAGACGATGGCAATGGCAACCTGACGATCAATACTGCATCGGCTAGCTACGGCCCGTTCGCACTCAAAGGACCGCAAGGCAACGAAGGCCCGCAAGGGCCACAAGGGCCACAAGGGCCAGTCGGTGATACTGGTGCAACTGGCAATGATGGTCCGCAAGGTCCGCAGGGTTTGGAAGGGCCACAAGGCCCGCAAGGTCCAATCGGTGCTGATGGTCCGCAGGGGCCAGCCGGTGCTGGCAGTGTCCCATTGTTCGCTTCCAAAACAAACACTGAAACACTCAACGCTGCTGCATGGACTGACATCACAGGTTTGAGCCTTAGCTTCACCGCCGCGAGCATTGATCAAAAAATCTCCCTGAGAGCATGCCTATTAGTTGGCAACCCATCAACAGCCAGTGCGTTTTTCAGGTTGGTGAATGAAGATGGGACACTGCTCCAGGGCGACGCAGCAGGCTCGCGCCTTCGAACTCACGGCTACAGCTTCATCAACAGCGCTGGCGCTATGGTGCCGGTTACTTTTGAAACGGTCTATACACCAGGAACGACGGCTATAAGAACTTACAAAGTGCAATGGTATAGGCAAGGAACAGCAAGTATTTACATCAATCGCAGCGTTACCGATACGGACAGTGCCACGTTTTCACGCGCTGCTTCAACTCTATTCCTCCAAGCGTTCTAAACATGGACCTCAGCGCAGCTATCACTCACGCCCGCCCTTTAGCCGAATGGAGCTTATCTGGCAATGACTACGACGCGCTCATTTGGCACGGCCCCGGCGAAAAACCCACATTGGCTGAACTACAAGCCGCGTGGGAGTCTATGCCAGTCGCGCCAGTCGTCGTCAGCTTCCGCGCCTTGGCATTCGCACTCCTTGAAGCCGAACTCTATCCGCAGGTCAAAGCCGCAGCGCTTGCCACTGCCGAAGGAGAAATCTGGTGGAATACGGCACAAAGCACCACCGTCCATCGCGACCATCCTTTCGTCATTGCGCTCGGCAATGCCATCGGCCAAACGCCTGAGCAACTCGACGCGATCTTCAACACTGCCATTCAACTATCTGCCAGCTTGTAAATCATGCCTCCTGAACTCTGGAATGCACTTTCATCGAATGGATTGCCCGCATTACTCATGGGAGTGGCAGTATGGTGGTTGACCCGCTCAAACACAGATCTGATTACCGAACTCAACAAAGAGCGCAGCGAGCGACTCGACGCGATGGAAAGTCAAATCGCCGAATGTGATCGCGACCGAAGAGAAATTCGAGACATGCTCATCAAACACCTGGCATCATGATCCGCGACCCCCAGCACATCTTCGTGGCCGACTTTGGCGAAACTGTCGTTCTTCACACCGAAGCAGGCGACCGCGAAGTGAAAGGCATTTACGATGCCGCGTTTTTCGATTCGAGCATCGGCGAGACTGTTCTGGACACCACGCAGAAACGCCTCGTTGTCCGCGATTGCGACCTGGGGACGTTGAAACGTGAGGACACGATCACGCTCAAATGCGGCACCTTTGAAGTTCTGCGGATCGAGCCGGACGGCACGGGCTTTTCAACCGTGCTGCTCACTGAGGTGACCGCCGACGATGATTGAGTTTCTGACCAGCTCGAACTTGGCTCGCGTTAAAATCGCGCTTGGCGTGCTTGAGTCGGACATCTCGAAAGCGGTCAAGACCGCAACACGCAAGACATTCAAGTGGGCAGAGAGAAAAGCCGCAAAGGACATTGCTACCGAGACTGGCATTCCCTATCGAGCGGCACGAGCACGCACGCGGGCAAAGTATCGCCTCACTGGATCGGGACAAGTCTGGTTCGGCCTGAATCCGGTGAGCGCAAAATACCTCGGTGCAAAAGAGCGCAAGGGCGGTTTCACAAACGACAAACTGAACGCGCACTGGTTTCGCCGCCGTGGCCGTGCTCGCTTGCCGATTGATCGAGTCGAGAAGCCAATCGAAGCTGCTGGCACGGCCTACGTCGAAGCCGAGTTTCCCGATGAAGTCCGGGCAAAGTTGCTCGAAGAATTTTTCGCCGCACTCGATAAAGTCAGCGGACGCGAAACTGGAACCTCACAACAGATCCTCAACGCATGAACTCGCCCGTCAACCTCACCACACTTCACGCCAATCTCAAGACGCAGCTCGCCGCGCAGTTCCCGACGTGCACAGTCGATTATTACCCGCGCCCAGGTGACAAGATCAAAACGCCTGCGCTGTTGATCGACCTGGATGACATCGACGCAAGCGACCCGGACAATAATGGTGCCGAACAAGTCGAGGTGACGCTGCGGCTCAACGTCTATGCCGTCGAGAGCTACAAAGACGGCAAGAAGCTCGCTGTCCGCAATCTGGCGGCTGCGGTGATGGCATTCGTTCGCGGTAAAAAATGGAGCTGTCCAGTTGGAGCTGCCCGCGTCATCGGAGCTTATCGCGACACGTTCCAAGGCGACCCGCTTGAATACGAGTGCCGCCGCATCGAGATCGAGCACGACGCTTTGCTTGGCATCGACGTGTGGATTGACGATGGCGATGTTCCCGAAGAGGTCAATGTTAGCGAGCAGGGGAATGAGCACACGCCGATTGTCGAGGCCGAGTGATTTTGAGCTTGCAAACGTGCAACGCTGTCGCAGCATCTGGCGCACACTTCACCCCACACACTGACACCGCATGGCCTCCTACAATAAAGTTCAACTCATCGGCAATCTCACTCGCGACATCGAGCTTCGCTACACCCCGAAAGGCTCGCCAGTGGCCGACATGGCAATCGCGGTGAACCGCAAATGGAAAGACGATCAAGGTCAAATCCATGAAGAGGTGACGTTTGTCGACATCGGCCTGTGGGGCAAGACTGCCGAGTCGTGCGCGAAATATCTCAAAAAAGGCTCACCTGCGTTCGTCGATGGCCGACTTGAACTCCAGACATGGAATGACAAGCAGACCGGCGAGAAGCGCAGCAAGCTCCGCGTTATTGCCGAGGGCGTGCAGTTCCTGGGGAGCGGACAGCAGCAGCAAGGTGGCGAGCGTGGCTATGGTGACAGACCAGCTCCGCAGCCGCAACCGGCTCCACAACAGCAGACAGCGCAAACTCGTCAGGCTGATGATTTTGACGACATTCCTTGGTGACGGCATTGGCATTCGACATGAGCGCAGAACTATCCGACCTTCAAAGCCGCATCGCGAACCTAATTCGCGTTGGCACCATTCACAGCATCGTCGCAGGCCGCGCTCGCGTGTCTTTCGGCGAGAATAACATCACCGCGCCGCTGCCGTGGCAAACTACGCAGGCCGGTGACATCAAAGAATGGAACGGGCACCCGAAAGTCGGCGAGCAAGTCAGCGTCATCAATCCTGGCGGCACGGGTAATGCTGGATACATCCAGCGCGGCGCGATCTTCACCGAAGCGAACCCGGCGAACGGCACCGCAGCAAATGACCGCATCCTCAACCTGCCGGACGATGGCAACTGGCAGATTTATGTCGGCAACGCGCACATCAAGGCGAAGAACGGCGAAATCAAAATTCAGGTCAATGGCGCCCACATGACCATGACGCACTCTGGCATAACCATTCATGGCGATGTCACCGTGCAAGGCAAAATCACGTCCAGCGGCCTCATCAAAGGCGGGAACGTCACGCTTCAAACGCACGTTCATAGCGGCGTGCAAACGGGCGGCGGCAATACTGGGCAACCTGTTTGAGGTATGGCCGAGATCCTTCTGTTCACCCTCGCTTTGCTCGTTCTTGGCGTAATTTTCCGAGGCATTCATGCCTTGGCTGATATGGTCAACCTGCTCGAAAAACTCTTCAAGCCTCGCCGGAAGCTCGGCGCTCCACCGTCATTGCCAAAAGCCTATGTTCACCAAACGCACCCTTGAAAATCTCGCGAGCCTCAACAAGAAAGCCCGCGCCAAGCTGGAACCCTTCGTCGTCGCTGCTCAGGAGCTGATGGCGAAACGCAACGTCACGGTCGAAGTCATTTCCGGCCTTCGCTCGTGGCAGCAACAAGCCGCCCTGTATGCCCAGGGACGCACAAAGCCGGGCCGCATCGTCACGAAGGCCCGTCCTGGCTCTTCCTGGCACAACTACGGCCTCGCCATTGACCTCGGGCTTTTCCAGGCTGGCGTTTATCTGGACGAGCGCAAGCCAGCGCTGGCGGCCGATTTTTACAGCCAGCTTGGCAAGCTCGCAGCCGAGCACGGCATCGAGTGGGCGGGAACCTGGAAGAGCTTTCCCGAAGGTCCGCATTTTCAAGTCACGTTTAAGCTGTCGTTGGCAGCCGTTCGCGCTCGCATGCAGGCAGAGAACTACAACCACCAGAAAATCGTTTGATCATGCTCCGCCCTGTCGCTCCACACACCGCTGATCCGAAAGGTCAGGCCGGAGCTGCCAAAACGCAGCTCCAGCTTGTGCCGCCAGTTCTAAGCGCCGAAGCTGCCAAAGCTCTTGCTCTCGGAGCCGCAAAATATGGCCCGTGGAACTGGCGCGAGAACCGCGTCGAGCTGATGACCTACCTCGGAGCGATGAAGCGCCACATCGACGCCATCATCGACGGCGAGGACATCGACCCTGAAAGCGGAGCCTTTCACCTCGGGCACGTCGCGGCTGGATGCGGCATCGTGCTGGATGCACGCCGACACGGCACGCTGATCGACAACCGACCTCCAAGGCCATGACCGCCTGGGAACAAATCAAAAACCATTTTGAGGCTGGGACCGTTTGCCGACTCCAGAAGCAGACGCCGCGACTCCACTACGAACCCGGCTGTGCATGGATTGAATGCGACAAGGCCGAGGCCTGCAAGTGTCGCATGACGGACGGGGATGGCGGGCCATTGACGCCGTTCCTTGCCCGTTGGCAGGCGAGATTTGCCTGAACGCGAAGCCTGAGGGTTAGACCGGAACCAACCGCACAAGACCACATCTCAGCCGGGCGGCATCCTTGCAACATGCGAGGCACCAGCGCCACGACGGGCAAGCCGCTTTCCGGCCTTGACCACCTGAAACAGTCGATTCGCGACATCCTGACGACACCGCTCGGAAGTCGCGTGATGCGTCGTGACTACGGCTCGCGGCTGTTCCAGCTTGTTGACGCACCGCTCAACCGTGGAACTATCGCGCAACTCTACGCGGCAACCATCGAGGCGCTGTTACGCTGGGAACCGCGCATTTCGCCTCGGCGTGTCGGCATCACTGCCGCAGAAGCTGGCCGCGTAGAAATCGAGCTTGAGGCTACCTATACACCAACCGGCGAACCCATCACTCTCGACGGCATCGTTGTTACCGCATGAGTTACACACCCATCGACCTTTCCACTCTCCCGGCTCCCGACGTTGTCGAGACGCTCTCGTTTGAGACGATCCTCACCGAGATGCTGGCCGATTTGCGGACCCGTGACCCGTCGTTTACTGCGCTGCTTGAATCTGATCCGGCTTACAAAATCCTGGAAGTTGCGGCTTATCGCGAGCTGTTGATTCGCCAGCGCGTCAACGATGGCGCTCGGGCCGTCATGCTGGCCTACTCGACCGGAGCAGACCTCGAACAAATCGCTGGACTGTTTGGCGTGACGCGAAAACTCATCGACGCTGGCGATGCAAACGCGATTCCTCCAATTCCGGCCACCTACGAAACCGACGCCAGCCTTCGCTATCGCACGCAGCTCGCGCTTGAAGGCCTGAGCACTGCCGGGCCGATTGGCAGTTATGTTTATCACGCGCTCACTGTCGAAGGCGTGAAAGACGTGGGCGTTCAAGGCCCGCCCGATACCGATCCTGGCGATGTGCTCGTGACGATTTTGGCTCAGACTGGCAATGGAGCAGCCGATTCAAATCTCAGAACCGCTGTGCTGGCCGTACTCAACGGCGAGGACGTGCGCCCGCTGACAGATCAAGTCACGGTGCAATCTGCGACGATCCAGCAGTATGCAGTCATCGCCACGATCTACATTTTGCCCGGTCCAGACCCAGAACTTGTCAAGACCGCCGCCGAGGCAAGCGTTGCGGCTTTCGTTGCCGCACAGCACAAGGTCGGCGCTGACATTCGACTGTCAGCCTTGTATGCAGCGCTTCACATCGGTGGTGTTGAGCGAGTAACGCTTTCTTCACCCGGCATCACTGCCGACCTAGTTTGCACAGCAGCTCAAGCTCCGTTTTGCACGAGCGTCACAATCACGCCAGCTACTGCATGAGTGACCTTTTGCCACCGAACGCAACACCCCAAGAACGAGCGCTTTCGCTCGCAACTGGGCGCGACGTGGCTGTGCCAATAAAACAGCTTTGGAGTCCTTACACCTGCCCCGAAAGCGTTCTTCCGTGGCTGGCATGGGCGCTCAGCGTGGATGAGTGGGGCACGACTTGGCCGGTCGAGACACAGCGCCAAGTCATTGCTGCCAGCATTGACCAACACCGCAAGAAAGGCACAGTCGGCGCACTACGCCGAGCACTTGAGCGGCTTGGCTACGAGGTCGAGATCGACGAGGCAACCGGCACAGCCTACACGTTTCGACTGCGGTTCAAAATTCGTGCTGGCGAATCGGCGGGTGGCGCTGTGATCGAAGACGCGATTGAACGCGCAACATCAATCGCGCTGCTGCAAAAAAACGCACGCTCGGAACTTGTCGGAACCGATTTCCTTGCCGACACTGACCCCGTGCTCATCTATGTCGGAGGTGTAACCCTCTCCGGCATGGAAGCACAAATTGAACCGCCAGCTTGACCATGCCATACGAAGCCATCCTCACCACACTCGGCCTCGCCAAGATTGCCGACGCCGTCGCTAACAATACCAGCGTGAACATCACGACGGGCAAAATTGGCGATGGCAACGGCAACGCTGTTACGCCAAACCCATCGTGGACGAACCTGGCCCGCGTTGTCTATACCGCTGCACTTAACCGCGTGGACATCGACCCGGTTAACAACACGCGTGTGCTCGCCGAGCTTGTCATTCCTGCAAATCAGGGCGGCTGGACAGTGCGCGAGATCGGCCTTTTTGACAACACGGGTGCTCTCATTGCGGTGGCTGCTTATCCTGCCGTTTACAAGCCGACCGCTGCCGAAGGCGCAACTCTCGACATGATCGTGCGCTTGATTCTGAACGTGTCGAACACCAGCGCAATCACGCTCCAGGTGGACACCAGCATCATCGTTGCATCGCGCTCGTGGGTGGATGCTAATTTCAATCTGACTGCGCTACTGCCGGGAGGCACAACCAATCAGATCCTTCGCAAGGCGTCGAATGCCGATGGTGACACCGAATGGGCAGACGCCACCGATGTGAATGTCGTGGTTGAACTGATCCAAGAAGAACAGACTCTTGCGACATCCCAAACAACCGTCACGCTGGCGATTTGCACGACCGACAATTCCGCCGTTTACATCGAGGGTGTGCGCTTGCATCCCGGCGATTGGACAGCGACGAATGCGACGACGATCACTCTGGCAACGAGCTACGCAGACGGATCGAAAATCCTCGTCGTGCAGAACGAACCTGCTGGCGAGAACGATTATTTGAAGTCTGTCAACAATTTATCAGACGTGCCGAATAAAGAGACTGCTCGCTCAAACCTCGAACTGCTCAGCAATGCAACGTACCTAAATGAACTGTGGCTTCTGATGAAGAAGCGGGATTATCCAGTCGGCGAAATCCTGGAAACTCGCCGCGCTGGCAATCCTGCGACATGGCTAGGATTTGGCACATGGGAGCGGTATGGAGTTGGACGCGTCAAAGTCGGCTTCGATCCAGCAGACGCGTCGTTCAACGCGCTGGACAAGACTGGAGGCGCAAAGACGCACGTTTTGACCGAGGCGGAAATGCCATCGCACACTCACACGGCTACGGCGCGAGGCGATGACGGCTTCAATAGCGGTGGAGGCTTTGGCGTCGTTGGCTTCGACCATAATATCGGACCAGGCAGCGCGAGTTTAGCAAACACCGGAGGGAGCCAAGCCCACAACAACCTTCAACCGTACATCACCGTGTTCATGTGGTTGCGGTACGCATGATGACGAAAACAAAAACCATCCGCAGGAACAAAACGCATGAACTACATCATCAAAAACTGGAAAACATCACTCATCGGCGCAGTCGTCATCGTGACCACTATCGTCGAAACCTGGCTGCCTGAATACCAAGGGCACCTGTCCAAAGTTGTGGCCGTGCTCGCTGGCATGGGACTTCTCGCGGCCAAGGACGGCAACAAGAGCGGCGTTTGATGGGCACGATTGCCGCATTCCTCACCGCTGCTACGGCAGCCTTGCGGGCGTTCCCCTTGTGGCTGGCGTGGCGGCAGTCCGAAGAACTCGAAAAGCTGACCGATGAAATCATTGACCTCGAAGCTCGCGCTCGTCCTGATGAGCGGCCTCGCCTTGACCGCTTGCGCGTCAAACTCGCCAACGCCCGAAAGCACCATGCGACTTTACTCGCCATCGTCGCTGCACCTGAAAGCCGGAATGAAGGTCGAGACGATTCACGGTACATACGTTCCACAAGTAGATGAAATCTGGCACTCGCACGCTGAATACATGGCACGTGTCTATGAAGGACTGACCCAAAAATGATTTATGAGCAAACGTCGCACACTCCAACTCTCCGAAGGCATGACAGGCACTGTTGTTGCCACGATCCTGACCGCAGCGCCGACCGGCTGGCTGATGTTCAACGGTGACACCGTAGGCAGCGCTTCCAGTGCCGCGACGCGTGCCAGCGCTGACTTCAAAAACCTGTTTCTCGCGCTGTGGAATTCGCTCACCAACACCGACGCTCCGGTGTCAGGAGGGCGCGGCGCCTCGGCCTCGGCAGACTGGACGGCGAACAAGACGATCACCCTGCCGGACATGCGGGGCCGGTCAATTATCGGCACCGGCACAGGATCAGGCCTCACAGCACGCACGCATGGCGCGAAAGTCGGCGCTGAGGAGCATACGCTCACCGAGTCACAAATGCCGCTGCATGGACATCCATTCCGCGCTAGCTATACCACCACAGGCTCTTCAGACGCCTCGACACAGACCACTGGTGGTTTTCCGACTAAGACCACCAGTGCCGCCACGCAGGCCGCGTTTACCGGCACGCCCGCAAACACAGCAGGCCAGCAGATCGGCGGCGCAGGAGGAGGCACTGCCCACAACAACATGCAGCCCTCGATGGCGCTCAACTGGATCGTCAAAGCGTAACCGGAACCAACCGCACAAGACACCTAAAACCCACCTTCTAAACTCACATCATGCCCGAGCAATTCCTTCATGGCGTTCAAGTCGTTGAAATCACGGATGGCCCACGCCCCATTCGCACCGTAAACAGCGCCATCATCGGCCTCGTCGGCACCGCGCCTGATGCTGAATCTGATGTCGCCGCCAGTGTTACACTGGGCACAGGCACGAGCGCTCTGACGATAACCGCAGCCACCGGAGGCATCGCAGGCAACGCGATTTCCATCCGCCTGCGTAATCCTGGCGCAAACTCTTCTGCTTTGTCCGTCTCTTTGAGTGACAAGGCCATCACGGTCAATCTGGCTACCAACGTATCTGGTGAGATCACCAGCACGCCCGCAACGATCAAGACCGCGCTGGATGCTAACACTGCAATCTCTGAACTTGTGTACGTGACCAGCGGCGGCTCTGGCGTCGTGAAGCCTACCGCAACAACTCGCCTGTCTGGTGGCCTCAATGAGTCTTTCCCGCTCGACACGCCTTACCGCGTGGCATCTTCCCGCGCCGAAGCTGCCCGCGCTGGTTTGACTGGCACCATCCCTTCCGCGCTCGACGACATTCTCGATCAAGTCGGAGCCGTCATCGTGGTCGTTCGCGTGGAGGCTGACGCCGATGCCGAAGTCACGAAGGCAAACATCATCGCTGGCATTGAGATGCTGCTCGACAGCGAGAGCGTGACCGGCCTCGTGCCGCGCATCCTCATCGCGCCTGAGTTCTCGTATGAGAAGACTGTGGCCGACGCTCTTATCAGCAGCGCCAACAAGCTCCGCGCCTTCGCTTTTGCCGATGGTCCGAACACCGGCGACGCCGACGCGATCAACTACGCTACGCAGTTCGGTTCTGACCGCCTCGCCATCATCGACCCGTGGCTCGTGAAGGACGGCGTCGATCATGCGCCATCCGCCGCATGGGCAGGAGCAACCGCGAAGTCCGATTATGAGCGCGGCTTCTGGTGGTCTCCTTCGAACCTTGAAATCCTCGGCTTCACCGGCACGTCTCGCGCCGTTGGCTTCCGCCTCGGAGATCCGACCAGCCCAGCAAACCTGCTGAACGAGGCGAACATCACGACCATCATCAAGCAGAACGGAAATCGCCTGTGGGGCAATCGCACGACCAGCGCCGATCCGAAGTTCGCGTTCATCTCCGTTCGTCGCACTGCTGACCTCATCAACGATTCGATCCTTCGCGCTCACCTGTGGGCCGTTGACCGCAACATCTCGCGCACCTACCTCGAAGACGTCACCGAGAGCGTGAACGCTTACCTCAAGACGCTGACGAATCTCGGGGCCGTGCTCGGCGGCAAGTGCTGGCCTGACCCGGACCTCAACAGCCCGGCAAACATCTCGCAGGGCAAAGTTTACTTCAATTTCGAGTTCACCCCGCCTTACCCAGCCGAGAACGTGATCTTCCGTTCGATCCTGGTCAACGACTACATCACCGAGATCCTCGCTTAATTCCTCAACCCTAATCACCTGACAGATCATGGCTGCCGCTGCTCAAATCCGCAAAAACTTCAACCTGTTCCTCGATGGTTTCGGCTTCGCCGGGAATGTCGAGGAATATCAGGCTCCAACTCTCGCCGTCCAGGTTGAGGACTTCCGCGCTGGCGGCATGGACACCAGTGTTGCGCTCGACATGGGCCAAGAGAAGATGGAGGCAACCTTCAAGCTCTCGAAGATTGCCGCCGAAGCTCTTCGCCTGTGGGGCGTCGGTCAAGGCCAGACGTTCAGCCTGATCGTTCGTGGCGCTCTCGAAGACCTCGACGGGACGGTGAAAGCCGAAGTCTTCACGCAGCGCGGCACGATCCGCAGCGTTGAATGGGATGCTGTCACGGCTGGCGCAAAGGCTGGCGTTTCTCTGACGATGGACATTCGCGAGTTCGCCTATGACATCGATGGCGTGCGCCTTCACGACATCGACGTTCTGAACATGAAACGCATCGTGAATGGCGTTGATCGTCTCGCCGCTCAACGTGCCGCAATCGGAATCTAAGCCATGCCACGCATCAAACTCGATTATCCAGTCAAGGCCGACGGCGCGACTCTAAACGAGATCGAGCTACGCCGCCCGACCGTGAAAGACATGCGTGTCGCCAGCGCTGGCGGACGCGATGGCGCAGAGGCTGAGATCACGCTCCTGGCGAACCTGTCGCAGCTCGCACCGGACACAATCGAGTCGCTCGACCTTGCCGACTACGTTAAACTCCAAGACGCGCTTTCGGGTTTCAGTGGCAAGAAAAAGACGACCTGAAACGCTGCGTTCTTTTTCTAGCCAACTACACCGGTTGGCCTCTTTCCGAAATTGACGAGCTGCCCCATGACGAGTTCTTGGAATGGGTGAAGCTCATTCCAAAACCGAAGCATGGCTAATCGCAACATCTCAGCAACAGTCCAGATCGGCGCGGCAATGTCGTCGTCGGTCGGCAGTGTGTTCGGTGGCATCTCTCGCAAGGTAAACGACCTCGGGGCAAGCCTATCAAAGCTCAAGCGCCAATCGGCTGACATCGGACGCCTGCAATCTGCACAATCACGGCTGACTGATGCCCAGGGAAAGGGCAACACGGCTGCTGTTGCCCGCTATTCGGCGCAGATCGAGAAGCTCTCGGCATCTCTGCAAGCTGCCGGAGTGGACACGTCACAGCTCACACAAGAACAGGCTCGGCTGGCGCAAAGCATCGGCAGGACGCAGCAAGAGCTTGGCCGACTCAACCGCGTGGGCGATGCCTTTGCAAAACTGAAGACAAGCGCAAAAGGTGTCAGCGATGCTGTCGGGGGGCTAAAAGAAAAACTCGGCGGCGCATTCACGCGCTTGGGCGTTGCCGCTGGCGTGATCGGTGGCTCAATCGCTGGCGTTGGTTATCTGACAGCCGAATTTATTGACCAGGGTGACGCGTTGGCAGATCAAGCCGAGGGCTTGAACATGTCCACCAAGGCGCTCCAAACTTGGCAGTTTGCCGCTGGCACGGTCGGCATCGAATCCGAGAAACTCGGCTCGATCTTGTCCAAGCTGCAAAGCAAGATTTCAGAAGGCAGCGACGGCACAAAAGAATCGTTTGCGGCTCTTGGCGTCAGTTATTCAAAGCTGAAAAAGATGAAGCCGGAGCAGCAGCTCACGCACATCACCGAGGCGTTTGCGCGACTGCCGGACACGGTTAACAAGACAGCGCTCGCCAACGAGATCTTTGGCAAGTCTGGCTACAAGCTGTTGCCAGTGCTTAAAGC